TGAGTTAGCGCGGCTTATGACGCAGTACCGCTTAATACGCGACTGCATAGCCGGTGAACCTGTCATTAAAGACGCTGGCGATAAGTATTTGCCACGACCTAACGCAGACGACACTAGCACGGCTAACAAGGCGCGTTACAACGCGTATAAGCTGCGTGCTTTGTTCTACAACGTAACCCGTCGCACGTTAGCCGGTTTGGTCGGGCAAGTGTTCATGCGTGACCCGGTTATCGAAGTGCCGGACATCATGAAGCCTATTCTAACTGACGCTACTGGTTCGGGCGTAAGCCTAATCCAGTTGGCTAAGAAGTCAGAGGCTATGACGCTAGCCTATAGTCGTTCCGGCATATTGGTTGATTACCCTCAAACCGACGATAGCGGCGGTGCAACGGTTGAAGACCTTGAACTAGGTAAGGTCCGTCCAATCATTACCATCTATTCGCCTATGGAAATTATCAACTGGCGCGTTATCCAAGTCGGCGCGGTTGAAATGCTTTCATTGGTTGTTATCTATGAGCTGTACTGCGTAGAAGACGACGGCTTTGAAATGAAGAATGCCGGACAATTCCGCGTACTTCGTTTGGATAGCAACCTTGAGTATGTTCAAGAAATTTGGCGCGAAGAACAACCGCGCACCGCAGACGGTACGACGATACCAAGTCGCGGTAACTTTACCAGTGTTGAGAAGTTAACCCTCAGGCCAAAAGGTGCAGACGGTCAACCTCTTAAAGAGATTCCGTTTAAGTTCATCGGTTCAGAGAACAACGACAGTAACCCCGATAACCCTAATATGTATGACCTTGCTAGCATTAACATTGCGCACTATCGCAACTCAGCAGACTACGAAGAGTGCTGTTATGTGATGGGCCAACCTACGCTAGTGACCACCGGGCTTAATCAGGAATGGATTGATAAGATCATGGGCGGTGAGGCGCGTATGGGCTCGCTAGGGGGCTTACCACTTGGCGTAGATATGGACGCTAAGCTGTTGCAAGCTGAACCTAACATGATGATTAAGGAAGCCATGGAAATGAAAGAGCGCCAAATGGTTGCGCTCGGGGCGAAGTTGGTAGAACAAAAGGACGTACAGCGCACCGCATTTGAAACGAAGGTCGAAGCGACCGGCGAAGGCTCGATTCTGTCGTCAACCACGAAGAACGTTAGCGAGATATATTTGTGGGCTCTCAAGTGGTGCGCTCGCTTGATGAATCAACCTGACACAACTATTAAGTTTGAACTTAATACAGACTTCGACATCGTAAAAGCCACGCCGGAAGAGTTAGGCAAAGCAACAGAGACATGGGAAAAAGGCGGTCTTAGCTGGACTGAATACCGCACCGTGCTGCGTAAGGCTGGTCAGGCTACCGAAGACGACGACGTAGCTAAGGCTAGCATTGCTTCTGACATGGTTGACGCTATGGCGCTTGCTATGCCAGCTAACGAGCCGGGCGAAGGTGGTACAGGTAAGCCGACTAAGAAGCCAGCTAAGCCCACACAATCGCCTAAGGCTCAGTGAGGGTTAACCCATGCTTACTGACAACCGAAGACTTTACGACATAGCAACCCGGCAACAGGTTTACATTGAGGGTGTTAAAGTCCAGTACGCTAGAGAGTTTAGCGCTGTACTTCTAGACATTCGCGATGAACTTAATAAGGTGCTGCGTCGTGTTCGCTATAAGACTTTGGACGGTCTGACTAAGCTTGAGCTTAACCGCCTTGTGTTGACGTTGCGTGAATCACAATCACGTATCTATAGCGCGTACACTATTCAAATCATCAAACAGCTTAAAGACTTCATGGCCGCTAACCTTGAAGTGAGTCGTCGTGCATACGTAACCAGCTTTATTGAACTGGACGAAGACCCGCTAATTAACGAAGTGATTAGTGACATCAAAGCTAAAGGCTTGCTTGAGGAAGAGAATAGAACCAACGGGCTTATTCCGCTGTTTGGTATATCCTCAGCCACCGGCGATACCAACCGTATTTGGTCTTCAATCACCAACGCACCTATTCAGGCTAACGGGCTCTATTTAGTTCCGTTCATTAAAGGCTTTACGATATCCGCTCAGGCTAGCATTGAGAACATCATACGTAAGGCATGGGCCAACAAGCTGTCGGTAGCTGAGACGCTTGAACAGTTGACCGGTGAAGACGGCGAAGGTGATAAGTCGTCGCAACTCGGTAAGATCAACACTCAAGCGGGGGCTGTGATTGCTACGGCGACACAGCACGTCGCAGGTATTACCGCTGTCGCTGTACAGTCTGTGTTGTTCGGCAAATACACTTGGTATAGTGTGATGGATAGTCGCACTACGGACATTTGCATAAGCCGAAACCTCAAGACTTATCGTTACGGTCAAGGTCCGTTACCGCCTGCCCATATCCGTTGCCGGTCACACGTCGCCCCTAACATCGGGATAGGTGTGGTTCCAGCTGAAAGCTTCTATACTTGGCTTCTTGCGCAACCGTACCAGATACAGGAAGACTTGCTAACAGAGGAAGACTTTGAAGCCGCGCAGAATGGCGAGCTTAGAGCCTCAGACCTTAACACCTACACAGTTGAACCGCTTACGCTAGACGAATTTAGAAAGCGCATTATAGAAATACTTTCCCGCCAGTAATGGCTAATCGTAGAGGTATCACCTAATGGCACTTAAAAAGAAGATTACCAAAGCTGAGCACGAAGCACTGGCGGCACACTTCAAAAGTGAGTATGTCGAAGACGGCGACGGCTACCGCCTTGACGTTGAAGGTGAAGAGGATACGGGCGCGCTGTTGCGGGCAAAGACCCGTGAGACTGAGTTGCGCAAAGAAGCCGAAGCCAACTTGAAGAAACTTCAAGACGCCGAATCGGAACGTCAACGCCAGTTGGACACCCTGACTGAAAGTGAAGCCCGTAAGGCTGGTGACATCGCCACGCTCGAAAAGGGTTGGCAGGCTAAGCTTGACACTCAAAAAACCGAATATGAAGCCAAGCTTGGTAAAGTCGGCAAGTTCGTTGATACCACTCTGCGCGATAACGTGGCTATAAAGTTGGCCGGTGAACTGAGCCCGAAACATTCGGCGCTGTTGTTGCCGCACATTAAAGCCCGTATCGGCGTAGACAGTACCGGCGACGAACCTAAAACCGTTATCCTTGGCGCCGATGGTAAAGCGTCTGAGTTGACACTTGACGGTTTGAAAGCTGAACTTGTTGCAAATAAGGATTATGCTGGTATCATTATCGCGAGTCAGGCTAGTGGCGGTGCCAATAGCAAAACACCTTCCACACCTAACGGCAGTGCCGACGGGTTAGGTAATAAACCAACCGACCTTTCTAAACTTAGTGGCGCAGAGCTTGCAGCATCGCTCGGCGCTAACTTGAATAAGGATTAAACGAAATGGCACTGTCTGATTTGGCGGTATATTCCGAATACGCTTACAAGGCTTTTACCGAAGTCTTGCGTCAGCAAATCGACTTGTTCAACGCGTCAGCCGGTGGCGTTATCGTCCTGTCTTCCGCCGCGCATCAAGGCGACTTCTCTGACACAGCGTTTTTCCAAAAAATTGATGGCTTGGTTCGCCGTCGTAACGCTTATGGCTCGGGTGCTATCGCAACCAAAGTCATGAAGCAAATCGTTGACACCATGGTCAAAGTCGGCGCAGGTACGGCTGAGATTCAACTTGACCCGTCGCAGTTCAAGTGGATTCAAATGAATCCAGAAGTCGCGGGCGCATTGCTCGGGCAACAGTTGGCCGTTGATACCATGGCCGATATGCTCAACACCGGTTTGGCAGCGTGGTACGCCGCGCACGTTCAAGTTACTACGCCGAACTCTATCGTGTTGGACATTACCGGCGAAACGAACGATAAGTTGAACTTTATCGCTCAGACGCAAGCGGCTGCGCTGTTGGGCGACGGTTCTGGTGGTCAAGTGCAAACTTGGATCATGCATAGTAAGCCGATGCATGACCTGTACGTTAATGCGTTGACCAACAGCGAATCGCTGTTCAGTTACGGCACCGTGTTCGTTAAGCGTGACCCTATGGGCCGTATGATGATCATGACTGACAGCCCTTCGTTGGTAGACACTAGCGGAACACCGATCTATCACACTTTGGGTATGACCCAAACGTCGTTGATGATTGGTCAGAACAACGACTATACCGCAGCCGAAACGACCACTACCGGTCTGGAAAACATCAAGCGCACCTTTCAAGCTGAATGGTCGTATGAACTCGGCATGAAAGGCTTTAGCTGGGATAAAGCCAACGGCGGCAAGTCGCCAACCGACGCAGCTCTGTTCACTTCCACGAACTGGGATAAAACCGCC